GATGCCGTTGGTGCCGGTGGCGGTGGGGGTGAAGTAGGTGGCTGTGACGTTGGAGGCGAACGCCACAGCGTTCGTAGCGGCTGTGACCACCATAGTATTCTGGACCAGGATGTTGTTATAGAGTGTCCAGTTCCCTTGGCTCGACCCCGATAAGGTCTGATACGCCTGCCAATGCGCCGTACCGGAAGCGTTAGCCCATTTAAATGCAGGTTGAGTATTGTTATCGCCTTTAGCAACGAAACTCGGGTTTGTTCCAGTAACATTTACCGTAGTGGTGCCCGTAACAGCCCCCGTCGATGTAATCGCGCCCGAGGCAATGGTGCTGCCGAACGTCGCCGCACCCGCCGGGGTAATCCCCAGAAGTCGCGTCCACGTAAGCACCCCGTCAGCCGCGCCTGTCACCGCTGTTTCTGCTACGAAGTCGCCAGCAGCATCTTGTCCGAGCGCGATGCGCGACGAAGCGTTTGCCGTTCTGCGCCGGAAGCTGCCATCATAATAGTAGTTGGCCCCGTAAGACGCCGCCGAGCCGGTGTCCGCCTGCATAGAACCGACGCCAAAGAATACGTGCGGGTAAGAGGCTATTGCAGGGGCCGTAGTACCAACAGCGAAAGAAACCGCGCCGCTTGTGCCGATCTGAGTATTTACCTGGGCCTTAAGCAAACTTGTCGTTGACCGCAGCACCTCCGTCGTCGAGGCGTACAAAGCAGGCGTGTTAGCGGCGGCGAGGCCGAGGCCGTTGGTGCCGGTGGCGGTGGGGGTGAAGTAGGTGGCGGTGACGCTGGAGGCGAAGGTGGCTGCGCCTGTTGAGCCGATAGTAAGGTGGTTCGTAAAGGTTATCGCAGTATCCACTGTGCCCGCCGCCGCCGACGCATAGACCAAGCCGCTGCTGTCAATGTACAACTGCTCTGCCCGCTCAGTTCCGTTATTATATTTGGCCGTGCCGCTGTCTAAATAACCGTTGACGATGATGTTGATAACACCAGCGTTCGTTTGCGTGCCGATAGTGACGCGACCTGCCGCAGAGCTACTTCCTCCCATTTGAATTTGCGGAAAAAGACCAACGGTTCCTTTGTAGGCAGTCGCGTCAGTCGTGACCATTACCCTGCCCGCATTGACACTTAGCAGGCCCGCAACAGTGGTTGCCAATTGAAGCGTCGTCAGCGCCGAAGTCGAACGCATCACCTCAGTCGTATTAGCGGCGAGCGCAATCGTATTCGCTGCCGTGAGGTACAAGCCGTTAGCGGGAACGGTGGCGCTGCTGGGGATGAAGGCCGTGCCCGTTACTGCGCCACTCGCCGTAATCGTCGCAGCCGTCAGCGTCCCAGTCAGAGTCGGGGATGCACTCAGCACCATGTTGCCCGTGCCCGTGACGGCGTTGCTTAGAGTGATGCCGCCGTAGATCAAGGCGTTGGAAAGTTGCAGCCTGCCGCTGGTGTCGAAGCGGGCGGCTTCGGTAGTCCCGTTTACATAAATTGCAGGCGTCCCAGCCGCCGCGAGGCCGAGGCCGTTGTTGCCGGTGGCGGTGGGGGTGAAGTAGGTGGCGGATATATTCGCGGCGAAGGTGGCTGCTTGCGAAGCCCCAAACGTGCAGGCAAGCGTGCCTCGATTGTAAATGAATACGTCGCCGGTGGCATTGAGAGCAGAAATTACTGTTCCGCCCGCACCATTAGAAAAGAACTCCATACCGGCTGCACGTTGGTTGTTAAGGGTGGTAAACGATGCCGCATATCCGAATACGCCGCCAGCGTTAGTCGCTGAACCACCAACGCCCCAACGCATCCCTGTGTAAGAGGCTGTTCCGTCAGTCTGGTTCTGGAACTTAAACTCTAAGCCGCTGGCGCTGTCGTACCGCAGAGTCGTCGGGAGGTTCAACGTCGTCAGCGCCGTCGTAGAACGCATGAACTCAGTCGTGCTCGCATACAGTGCAGGAGTATTTGCAGCAACAAGGCCGAGGCCGTTGGTCGCTGCAGCGGTGGCGGTGAAGTAGGTGCCTGTTACTGCTCCAGTCGATGTAATCGCGCCTGAAGCAATGGTGCTGCCGAACGTGGCCGCACCTGTCGCGCCAAACGTGCTGCTGAACGTGCCAGCCGCAGCCGTCAGCGTCCCAGTCAGAGTCGGAGATGCACTCAGCACCATGTTGCCGGTGCCAGTGACGGCATTGGAGAGAGTGACGCCGCCGTAGGTAATGGCCGCATCAAACTGCGTTGCGCCAACGTGGCGGCTAGTCGTGCCCACCCACAGGGCCTTTTGCATCGATATACCGCCAGCCGTGATGATCGAGCCGGTGGTCGCGCTCGTCGCGTCCGTGGTGAGCGTCGATGAGATTGCGCCGCTCGATGTAATCGCGCCCGCATTCCACGCGCCTGTCGTGATGGTGCCAATAGAGACAAGCGACGAAAGCGTTGTGACATCCGTCGCCACCAGCGTTTTCGTTCCGGTCGGGAGCGTGTAAACGCCGGTATCGTCGGCGGCAGTAAAAGAGATAGATTTGAGCGCGGTAAGCGTCTTAGCTGCGGCTATCGTCAGAACACCAGTACCTGTCGTGAACGTGTTACCGTTGACGGTTAACGCGACGAGAGCCCCAGTGAGCGTCATAGCAACAAGGTTGCCTTTGATCGTTCCTGAAGAGTCAGTCCACACCGACAAGCTGGCCGGAATAGAGCAGCGGATCGTCTTCGTACCAGCCGAGAAATTTACGGCAGACCCGCCGTTGGACGAAGTAATAACGGTTGTGCGTTGAAACGTGTCCGGCGTCCCGGTGACAACTGTGCCGATGCCGTTTTCCCACTCCGTGCCGGTCACGTTCTCCGCGACATATGGAACAAGCGTACCGTTGCTGAGCGTGCTGAAGGCGACACGATTGAGGGCAACCGCAGCTAACGTAAACGTGCCCGTCCCCGTTGTCGTTGAGGTCTGCTCAATCCTGTTGCCGATTGAAGTTGCCATCAGAGTTCCTGCTGCAGAGAGTATGTTTTGCTGTAGCGCGCTGTAGAAGCGTCGTTAGGCTGGCGTAGCATTGATGTTGACGCCACGCGCGACAGCATGGCTGTTTCGAGCGCACCCGTGTCCCGCATGAAGACGAATTGCGTTCTTTTCCCAAGCGCCTTCTCTATGGTCAGCGCCTGCGTCCTGTCGGCTTCACTCATCACATCGTAAGTCACGTCGATGACGCGGAACGACGCACCTTCCGACGCGAACGCGACACCGGAGTGCCGCGACCTGTCGATTTGCGCGGTGTCGTCAAACCCTTCGCCCCATCCGAGAGAGAAGTTTGCGGACGGCTCCCACAACTCCCCCGCCCAAGCGCGGCCAATATCGAAATAGCCCTCGACAGAACGGCTTGCTGCCACGATGTCGCAGCGCCAATATCTTGGGCTTACTTCGGCGGTTAACGTGTCCGCGTGCGCACCATACAGGGGGTCAACGCCGCACGCCACAACGCCAGAGTCGTATAGCTCTGAGTTGCCGGAAGCCACAGCAGAAAGCCTGTGCCGCACAGTGTCTGCGCTTGCAAGCGTGCAGCCAAACAGAGCGAGAAGCTGGATTGGCACCGCCGACCCGAAGTCAACGGTAAAATATGTTGTGGTCGATGTCCCTGAGCGCCAAAGCTGCTGGACTATGCGCTCGCCAAGGTTCGTGGCGGGCAAGCCAGACGATTCATCGCCCGCCGCAATCGTCCCGTCGCTGACATAATCGGTATATCCGAAAGCGGAGGTCATCGATCAGCCCCACAGAACAAAGTTAGCGTGGTCGGCGGAACCGTCCACCTCTTCCGCGATTACGCGCGCGTACCACTGATCGCCGCCATTAATCCGCGTATGTGTAATCGAGACCATCCCACCCGCCTCCACAAGATTTCCGGCAGGCCCCATTAACACCTTAACAACTTGACGCTGAAATCCTAACATACGGATGAGCCTGTCGCACTCTGTTTGTGCGTCAGCTTCTTGATCAAAAAACGATTCCAAGACCGGAACGTCTTGCCAGTTTGGAAAGTCGTATTGCGCTTCTGGGCTCTCTGACGACACGACGCTATATGCTTCCGCAAGAAACTGTCTGCGTGCCGCCGACACGCTCGATGCCAAATCTTCGCCGCGCTGAACAGTCCAGTTTCTTGCGTAGGCGACTCGCTGCCGCCCTCGCGGCGGAGATGTGCCCGCTGGCGGGTCTATGTAGTAGGCCTCCTGAATGTCCCACGACATGAAGTCAATGCCGGGCTCTGTCTCGTCCGGCTCTTCAAGACGCCCAACGGTTATCTGCTGATCGAGAGACCCGCCCCACCATGCAGCACAATGCCGCGCAAGCTGTGAGAGCGCATCTTTGGCGATAATCGTTTCCGAAGTCCGATACCACCCGATTACGCCGGTAACATCCACGTCGAGCGCAGTAAACGCCGCTGTATAAATGTCGGCAGCGGAGATTCCTACAAAGTCTTCCATCATACGCACCATGATTGCGCCGGTCGTGTTGATGTAGGAAACGACCGCATCGCCTTTAACATCTGCCGTGACAAGCCCTGTCGGGGTCGTCTGCAGCCGGATAAGGCCAAGAGCTTTGCAAGTAGCGTAATAGCCAGCCGGTATGACCCGAGCGATCAGGGCGGCATAGTCAGCGACATCGGCGTCGAATGACAGCGCAGCACCACGATCATAGGCAGCGTCAATCGCCTGTGCCTGCCTCGCATGAAACTGGTAGACGAGGTTCGTCGGATCGACGAACACCGGAGTGACGTTTAAGCATTTACCGAAGCAAAGCGGCAACGGCTTGCCCGCAAGCTCAGATGTCCCGTTGACGCCACCGGAGCCGTCGTAAAACGACTGCTGCAACGTAACGTCCAGGCGGTACGATTCGTCGCGCGCAGAAATTGACAAGCGGTTTTGCGAGCCACGCCAGCCTGTGCCGCGCCCCGAATAGATCGTCTCAAAGTCGGAATACGCATAGGTGTCGAGACCGAATTTCACGACGACCTTCCGCCCATCCAACGTATACTGGCGCAGATAATCGTCAAGGCCACCGTCGTTATTCTGAAGCTCAATGCCAACCGTTTCTGAGGCAACATTGCGCTCACCTTCTGGGGCGACCGGCAGTGACCGCGTCAGGCGCAGGGGCTGTTCCGCGCGCCCGACAAAATACTCGCTGCCAAAAGTTCCTCCCGGCGGCGTGACATACCCGATGTCCGAGAAGAGCAGTGTAACAACGTCCGGCGCGGGCTGATCCCCGGCGTCGGGGATTGTGCCAACCATATCAACGCCGATCATTTGCCCGAACTGCCGCAGGTCGCGCGTGGCCGCAAGCTGTGCTGGGTATAGCTCGATAAGAAAGCAGTGCCCTGTGTCCGCGTAGCAGGCGGTCTCAAATGCGGTTGGCATCGCTAGGCCACCAGTGCGCGGTCTTGCGCGAATTGAAGTTGACGAGTGAGTTCACGGATCGCAGAGAGCAGGGCGGCGTTGTCCTTGCCGCCAGAGCTTGTCGATGTAAGTTCTTTGCGCAACGCACGAAGCTCGTTGACCATCTCCGACGTGTCGAACATCGACCGACTGTCGGTGTTGCTGTAGACGCGGCTCCCTTGCGGAAACTGCACGATTTCTGCGCCGCGCTCACCGACAAGCGACATGCCGCCCTGCGTGACACCGCCAGTGGCGTATGTCGGGAGACCGTATTGAGAGGCAAGACTATTGATCATATCGAGCGCAGAGCCCGAGTATGAGATGATTGGATCAAGGTATGCCACATTTCTCGGATGCGTTGTCGTCTTGCGCTGAGTGCGCAGTGCGGTGTCCACAGCGCGAATACTTCCCCCCGTATCAATCATGTTCGCGATAGGCATGCCGCTGCCAGGGGAAGCAGCGTCCCATGTGAGAAGGTCTGCTTTGATCTTAGAAAGCGATGTCGCAATTAGGGCAGCTACTTGCTCGCTGGCAGAGGGCGGTGCTGGGCTACCACCACCGCCACCACCGCCACCGCCACCGCCACCACCCACTGGGAGCGCGTCAGCAGGGGGAGGAAGTGCTGCAAGCTCGTTGATCGCGGCGATCACCCGCTGCAACTGACCAACGACCGATTGTGTCCCGATATAAATCTGCTGGACAATATTAACGCCGCTGCCGCCATCGGCCTGTATAGCCTCCAGGATAGCGCGAGAAATCGCATTATCCGTCCCAGCGACTTGCGCGATAATTTGTTGCAGGCTGGCCGAGGCCGAAAGCTTGCTCACAATAGCCGTAGCGTTCGTGTCCGCAGCGCCGGTCAGCACGCTCAGCGCATCACGGACCTGATCCGCTTCGGCGACATCGATAAGCCCGTCAGCCGTCGTTCTCCGCAACGTATCGACCGCGCGCACCAGAGCACTGCTCTCCTCGATGCCAGCGCCAATCAACTCAATGCGAAGCCTATCAAGGGCTGACGTGACGGCAGGAAGCTCGTCTACAGACAGCCCGTCTGCCAGAGCCGTGGTGATCGTGCGCGCGTTCTCCGAGCTTCCTATGATGACGCCCGCAAGACCCCTTTCCAGGGCGGATGTATTGCCAATCGAGGTTTGCCGCAGCGTCTCCAGCGCGCCGCGCGTTGCTTCCGCTTCCGCGACATCGATCAGGCCGTCCGCTGTGGTGTTCAGCAGCGTGTCGATAGCGGAGACGATACTTGAGGTTGACGCGACACCAGCGCCGACCAGCGTCTCACGAAGGCGGTTCAACGATGTCGTGACGCCAGCCACTTCACTTGCGACCAACCCATCAGAGAGCTTTGCTACGACCGACTGCGCGTCAGCGCGGGCCGTAGCCGACGCGGATATGATCGATTTGGCTATGTCGCCAGCCGCCATACTGAGTATGCCGAGTGCTGCGCGTGTCGGGCCAGCCTCTTCAACGCTGATCAAGCCGTCTGCTGTAGTGCGAAGCAACGTGTCGATAGCGGAGACGATACTTGAGGTTTCTGCGACACCAGCGTTGACCAGCGTCTCACGGAGGCGGTTCAACGAGGTCGTGACGCCAGCCACTTCATTTGCGACCAACCCATCAGAGAGCTTTGCTACGACCGACTGCGCGTCAGCGCGGGCCGTAGCCGACGCGGATATGATCGATTTGGCTATGTCGCCAGCCGCCATACTGAGTATGCCGAGTGCTGCGCGTGTCGGGCCAGCCTCTTCAACGCTGATCAAGCCGTCTGCTGTAGTGCGAAGCAGCGTGTCGATAGCGGAGACGATACTTGAGGTTTCTGCGACACCAGCGTTGACCAGCGTCTCACGGAGGCGCGTCAACGAGGCTGTGACACCAGCCACCTCGCTTGCGACCAGCCCATCGGAGAGCTTCTCCACGACCGACTGCGCGTCGGCGCGAGCCGTAGCCGACGACAAGAAAATCGCTAAAGAGATAGCATCAGTGGAATTGCTGATAAGCGCACCGATGTTGTTCAGGGCGGCGATCTGCTCAAGCAGCAGCGCCTGATCGACCGTCTGCTGGGACATGTTGTCCTTGGTGAGCTTTAGCAGTTCGGTCTGCACGTCATAGAGCTTCGCCTGATAGTCGGCGGTCGCGCCAAACGTGTCTGCCGAAAAGCCCGCCGACTTCAGCAGGCCCTGCACAAACGAGAAGTCGTCGGCATAGGCTGCGGTGCTCGCGTTGACGCTCTTCGACTGACCAAGAAACGCCTGCGCCAGCCCTCCGAGGCTTCGCAATGCATCCATGTCGCCGCCACGAGCAGCGGTACCCGCCGCCTCAAGCTGGGCTTTCGACGCGGAATACTTCCCCATCGGGCTAAGCGTCGATAAGTCGCCCACCATGAGCCCGCTCAGGGTTTGTTTGATCGATGCGCTGACCGATGCGTATTGCTCAGAAAGGCTGTGCGCAGACTGCGCGGCGCGCTGCGAATTACCAATGAGCGCGTCTATTGCGGAGGACGCGCTAGAGATCACGTCCTCAAACAAGCTCTTTGCAGCGTCCGCCACGCGAGCGAATGCAGGCGCAACGGCCATCAGACTGGCATAAAGCGCAGCGCCCGATTGCGTCGAAACGTCAATGCCTAAAACCAGCGCCGCAAATTGGTCTTTCGACGTTACCGCCGAATAACCAAGCCTCGCCATCTCAGACGCTGTCGCAGCAATTATCGGCGCAAGCTGCTGAGCTTCGGTCAAGAAGTTTTCTACAAAGAACTCTGCCTGTTCCGTGAATTGGTCTAAGCCGCCCGACAATTGAACAAGCCTGTCCCTGGCCTCAACCGAAGCGAGGCCAACCGCGCCAAAAGTTTTCCCCATCGACGCCAGCGTGAGATCGACAACTTGAAATTCACGGGCGACACGCACAAGCGTTTCAAACGCGCCTTCGCCAACCATCTGCATTTTCTTAAGACCGGGCACAACAGCCGCAGCTATATCGTCGCCAACTTTACCGAAGATCGCATTAAGCTGTTCTTGAATTTCTGTGCCAGTCATATCCTTAAACGAAATTTTGCCGAGCGAAACCTTAAAGCCGTCGATTATCGCATCTGCGCTGGTCACGCCAATTTCATTGGCCGCAGTAAGTACACCAGTCCGCAAGCTTGCTATAATTGTGCTGAATTGATCCGCAAGCCCTGCGTCAAGCGGGCTGTTAGCCGTCGAAACCTTCTGCGAACTGCTGACTTTCATCCCGAGGAAGCTAGTTGAGCTTGATTTTAATATTTGATTGTAAACGTCACCGGCAATGCCACTAACGATAATGTCTCCGACCTTTTGCGATCCGAAATTAACGCCGAAGTCTTGAAGCGTTTTTGTAGTCTTACTGCTAATACCAAACAGCAAAAACATCGGGTCGAGCATGCCGGAACTTTTAGAGCCGAGCCCCAACTTACTTGTGTCGAACGCGCCGCCCGTAACGCCAATCGACCGCGCGAGCGTTGCAGACAACGAACCTATGTTCGTGTCGATGCTCCGCAACGCCTGCAACATATCATTACTGTACTCGAGCATTTGGTTCGAGTTTCTGGCAGCAAGCTCAAGCGACTTTCCAATGGAATCTGATTTCCCAGCGGCATCGCCAAGCACGGAGCCTGTACCTGCCGCTCCCTGCCGGTCCTTGGCATCAGTAGCGCCAGGGGCAGCAGCGCCGCCGCCGCCGCCGCCGAACATCGCAACGCCAAAAGACGCAAGCGCCGCCGCAACGGTAGCCATCGCAATAAGATTATAAGGAAACGGAACGCTTGAAGCTGTCTTTGCTACTGCCGCCGTTCCGTCCGCCGACGCACGGACGCCTGAATTGGTAAGGCTGGAGACGGTTTGCGCGGCATCTTGCGCCATATTGGCGACCATGTTTCCCAACTGAAATGCGCGGTAGGCTGTTTCAACTGCTTGGAGCCCTTTGTACAGGGCTGTCTTTTCGCTAAATAATTGTTTGGCCGACCCCAACACATCGGCATTATATTGCAGTTCGTTGTCGGCGTTTTGTTTTGCGGCATCGGCTTCAGCCGCCTGCATTTTTAGTTTTGTCGTGTTCTCGTCGTACGTTCCGAGTTTCTTCTCCTCCTTTGCTGCTATCTTTATTTGCTTTAGCGTCTCATCTAGGGCCGTTACGACCGTCTGCTGCGCGACATTATAGGAAGCCATAACAACGCCCATATTCCCAATGGCCGCGCCAACGCTGCCAAACGCATCGGCCATACTCGTGGCGACTCGTTTAGTTTGCTTTTCTACACGCTCAAGAATTTCTAAATATGCGTTTGCCTCTGCAAGCTCGAACGTTCCGCCCCCGTCCTTCTCTACCCCACGCGCATTCTCTTCAGCCGTCTTCTTAATGCGGGCGCTGTTTTCTTCATTTATCTGAGCGACAACCCCATCGGCCTCTATAAGAATTCGCTCAGCTTCGTCCGCCTGACGCTGGAACTCACGCAAATTCTCGTCCACTGCCTTCTTAATGCGAGCGGTGTTTTCTGCATTTATCTGAGCAACGATGCTGTCGGTCTCTTTAAGAATCCGCTCAGTTTCGTCCGCCTCCTGCTGGCGGACTTTGATGTTATTTTCAAGCACCTTTAGTGAGCGATTAACAGCATCCTCCACCGAGGATTGGCTTGGAATTAAGCCCTGTGTGGTAATTACTGGCATTCTGGCAGGAACAGGAACAATGGGATTTTCGGCTGATCGAGGCTTGCCGCCTCGTGCTGCCATTTCAATAGGACCCCACACGTCGCCGTAACTAAGCGCCGCCTCCGCTGTCCAGACTTTCATATGAGCCCAGAACAACGACCACTTTCTGTCAGCAGCGTCTGCTCGCTTAACGAGGTCTTCATCAATAACAAGCCCGAGGTTCTTCATATTCGCCACAATGTTCGGGTCGGCCCACGCCTCTAGGACTTGCTCAATATCTTGCCCTGACTTCCCAAAAAGAACAGCTTCCACAGTCGCTCGTTTCGTTACATCCGAAATCTGAAGCAAAGCGTTTGCAACCAGGGGTAAAGAAGATTCAGGCGAGCCCGCCAAGTCCGCAGCCGTAAGGCCAATTTTGTCCAGCGCCTCAGTAACCGACTTCGATCCTTCTTGCGCTTCCCCCATGGTTCGGGTGAATTTTCTTAGCGCAGCGTCACCAACATCAGCGGACGCTCCGGAGTTAAGCGCAGCCGCTTTAAACGCTTGAAGCGCGTCCGTGCTTATTCCAATGCTCTTGGCTTGATCGTCTAGGTCCGCGACAGACTTAACAACGGAGGTGGTCCACGCCACAAGCGCACTCACAGAAAGCGCGCCACCAAACAAGCCAAGGACTTGATTAAGCTTCCCCAGCCCAACGCTGAAGGAAGCGGAAGAGGTCGTTGCACCATTGCCTGCCGCATTGAGCTTACGATATTGCTCCTCTGCCAACCGCATCGCGGCTGTTGATTTTTCCGTAGAGATAATTCCATCAGCTTGATATGCAGCGATTTTCTGAATGGTCCGCTCATATTCCTGCTGCGCGCGGATTGTTGGGTTGAGCCTCCCAAGAAGCTTTTCAAAGCCCTGCTCTGTGAGCCGAGTCGCGACTGTCGTCTTCTCTTGAGAGACTGTGATCCTCTCGGTCGAAGACACAAGCTCGTCCGCAGCCTTCCGCGCAGATTGCAATTTCTGCACAGAGTCGCCGACCTCGTACCCGAGGCGATAGACTGCGGTTTCGACAGTTTCAGTCAAGAGTCATTGGCCTTTCTACTTCTTCTCCGAGGAGATAGCCGCCTGAAGTCTGGACAACATAACAAGAGCCTTCGCCTCCCATGGTTCTAGATCAACCTCGTTCAACGCGCACCATGAGAAAAGCACAGACCACGAAATGACAGGGGGGGCCATACCCCCTAACTCAACGCCAGCCATCACCAAGTGAAAGTCGTCCCAGAGGTATGCAAGCTCCTCTGGGATCGGCGGTCCGGTTACTATTGGCGATGCCTTGCGTGGCTTACCAAGAGCCGCCCACTGACGATCTGCGGCCTCTTGGTGCGACCGTTCAGAGGCCCCATCCACGCCTGATTTGCCGAGCCTAAATTCATACTCGGCAAATTCCATCAACTGGTCGATGAGGCTCGCGAGAAATTTGCGCGTTCACCGGAGAACGCATCGACCTGATCGCGTATCCACGCCATCGAGCGTTCCGCATAAAGCTCACGCGCGTTCTCCGAATTGAACGGCACATCGATGACGACGCCGTCGAAGCCGACAAGAAACCAGCCAGCAGAAAGCTCTGCCAGCAACTCCACACTGTCGGCTTCAGCTTGTTCGGGGTTCATTCGAGCGCGTCCACGAGAATTGATGGCGCGCTGTTGAATCTTACGGATGTGTTTGCGCGCAATGACGGAGTCACCGGAATACACATCGACGTAAGCTTCGGTGCCGTCTGCTGTGCGCAGCGGCTGACCCGTGAACGGATGAATGATTTGCATCCGCGCGGGCTTGTCAACTTCAAGGGCGAGATTGTCGAACTTGCTCATTTTTATTTCCTTTGGCGGTAGGAGGAGAGGGTGCCCGCCAGCACCCTCTCCGGTTGCAACCACCCCTGCTGGCTCCGCAATTTTGTCGGGAGCCAGCACGAGTGTCTCTCCTCGTGTGCGGCGAGGATTACGCTTCTGAGTCACAGATTTGGATCGTCGAGCCAGTAATGCCGGTGCTCGCCTCTGTGCCGTTATATTTCAGTGCCTGGAACGGCAGCGTGATCGATTGACCACTCTCCCCCTGCACCGGATTGTCGTCGCCCGTAAACTTCACGCGCGGTACATACAACGTCATCGCTGGCGAGTTTACATCACTCGTGGTCGTCAGGTAAGCAAGAATGCTGATCTCGGTTTCGTTCTTGAAATCGTTGATCAATGTGGCGTCTTCGAGAAAGGCGGTCATCTGCCCAGTCAGGTTCGCGCGACCGAGGAAGATTTCGGGCACATAATTCTGACCAACAACAGACGCTGTGGACGGATTGAGGTTGTACGCAAGGCTCAATCCCGTAACGACGCCGACCGTGGTGCCGCCAACCTGCAAGAGGCCGTTCACAGCGGCGAAGATGCCGGTGTGGTTTCCGCAGTCGGCGAAGTAAAGAACGGCGCGCTTGCTCCGGTCGTCACTTCCATGTCGCGGCCCATCAGCGTGAAGTCGCATGTCGCCATACCTTCTGCGGGCAGGCCGATGTTGAAGCCGCCGACGCGGCATTCTGTAAACAACTTCGCCAGATCGATGTCTTCGTAATAATGTTCGACACCGAACTTGCGCTCGACCAAGCTGGACGAGGGCTGCACAAGGCGCTGACCAGCGCTCGTAACAGTAAACGAAGAGTCTGGTGTGGCGTCCGTCGTCGGTGCAGGGTAGACAGCCACGACACGATTGCTGGTCCCGCTGAAGCCGGTGATCACATAGTTGGTCGCATTGTTTGCCGACGTTGCGAGGTTTGCAAACCGAAGAATGTGGCCGACGCGCATCCCAAGCGTCACCGGAGCGCCGCCAGCGAACGTAAACGTGCTCGTGACGCTGCTCGAAATAACCGAAGTCAGGTCGGTGTTGCTCAGAGACAACGCAGCCTCCCACGTTCCGCGCGAAGCGGCTTCAAAAAAGTCCTTGTACGACCCTGGGGACAATTCTCCGGTGATTGATCCAGTGACGCGCTTAGAACCGAGGCGCACATCCAACAATTGACGGTCGTTACGAACTTCCGCCGAAGTGTACGGCGGACGGTCCAACTTCAGTGTGCTCGAAACGCGCCGAAGAATCTGCGCGCTGCCTGCAGCAGGGTCCGTTGCCGATACCGGCTGACTGTTGGAGGTGATAACACCCGTGGAATAGGCTTTATAAGTTACTCGCGCTGCTGCGCCGTCTGCGACAGACATGGGGCTTTCCTTTCGTGTTCAAATTTGCGCTGCTGCGCTATCGGTTGCCCAAGCCAGTTCGGGCTTAAGCTAGTGCGGGCTTCACACTAGCCAGTCTGATCAAAGTAGAGGGAGGCTTCTGCCATTGCCCAAAAATAATTATCAACTTCTGACGACAATCCAGGGGGCGTAATGTCGGACCCGTTGCCTCCTGGTCGCGTGCTTGCATCAAAGCAAGAAACGTCGGCAGTCCGATAAGACCGAAGTGCGGCAGCAACTGTCTCGGCAAGATCGGTGGCAACCGAAAGGCCAACACCTCTCGGAACAAACACATAGGCGTCCACGCGAGCGACGTTACGATAGCGATTTGACCCACGACCCCCACCATAAGAGGCAATAAACGCGCGCTCTGTCAGAAACTCGACGTAAATAAACGAAGTGGGCGAGTCCTCAAGCGGGTTACTGTCCTCATTCTGCCAGCGCAAGGGAACCGCCGTAATTTGCGATTCAAGTCGGTCGCGTATAGCGGCATAGGCTTGAGTCGTCGTGGTCATCACAAAGCCCGAATGATGATCGCGGGGGCCATAATCACCCGCCGAGAGGCGCTCTGATCGCGCTTGCGAAGACGCAGCGGAGCACTACTGCCACCACGTTGATTTCCTTTGGAGAGGTAATGTGAAGTCATTTTTCCCTTACCCGACCCAGCACCAAGATTGATGTATGTGAACTCGATCTTCGCGGCGTTCCGGTAACGTGGCGCAAGAACCTTCTTAGCCACACGCTCATAAATGTGGTCAGCAACCTGTACGACGAAGCTTCGCCCAGCCTTCGTCTTGCCCACTTCAATCCGGCGAGCATATGGGACCGGATTTGCAATCATGACCACGTCTGTCGCCTTCAAATTAGCCGGAAGAACGTCCACCGGAGCCCCATTCAGGAACAGCGTGTGGCCCCGCGCATAATCACCGCTTCGCACTGGGCTCGCTTCTTGGAGAGCGCGTAACCCAACCGCCGCAATCTCGCGGAAGTAGAAGTAGCGAAACACAATCGGCCCTGGAAGAATGACGGCGCTGATATCCGTCTGACCAACGCGGTTCGCGTACCCGACAGAATCCGGCTTTACACCAAAACGAGTTGTCTGTTCTTGTAAGGTCTCCGCGTGACCCTCGCGCGCGAGCTTTATCAGCCGAGCCTTAGCCCCGGCCTCTTGATGTTTCGGCCAGGAGATGGTGACAGTCTGGCGAAAAGCAGAACTTGCCATTTAATTTATGCAATGCTCTTCGAGGATAGCAGTAATTTTTACCGACGCTCTCATCCTCGCACCTGTAGTTTGTAGACGAGTTTATCAACGCCGAGATATTTGGTCTCGACAGCCTTCACCGTCTTCTCGACGCCATCGACGATGATGTAGTCGTTTGCGCGCGGAGGCCCAGGCCACTGACGCTCTCCGATCTCGGTATCGGTGACAATTACTTCGGAATCACCCTGAACGATAGTGCCGATAAGTTCTTGCGGTGCGTAATTCTTGATAGTTCCGTAAACTACGACATCGAGCGGCTGAAGCACGCCGCCAGCGGCAAGATGTTTGCGACGAAGCGTCATCTGCCTACCAAATCTCGTCAACGCGCCGTAGATTGATGTGGCAACGCTCACCGCGCAACGATCCTCGCCGACAATGATGTGTTTCCAGCGTATGTGCCCGTGCTGACGACTTTCATGCGCAGGCGATCCCCAAGGAAGCCGTCGAGCGCGGTGTCGTCCGCCATCGACCCGTCTGTCGGGACAACTTGTGTGATCTTCGGTGTCAGGCCAGAGAAGTTCAGCACCCCCGTCTCCGTTGCGGTGGCGAACAACACACACGCAATGTCGATCCACGAATTTCCGCCGTCAAGCGATGTCTGAATATACGCCTTCGTGTTGGTCCCACCCGACCCGTAGGTGAACTTTAGCCAAACGCTGCAGGCCAGCATGCCTGTCAGGCTAGTGACAGCCGTGCAATTTGTTGTCGCAGCCGTCGTCACCGTTAAATCGGTGGCGCTGCTGTTTGTTGAAAGACCGAATTGACCGAGCGCCATGTCGCTGCTTCCTTCAGTTTGCGGTGATCAGGCGGTAGCGATTAAGCTTCTGCATGATGTCAACCGGCACGCCACTCTTGAAATCGTCAGGGGCGAATAGTTGGTAGCTGTAAAGCCCTTCAAGAATGTTCTCGCTCTTAAGCGTCGGATCGCGAGTCCGATTAAATCGCGCCAACTTAACTAGCGCGATAGCCGCAGCTTCGATATCGAGCGGAAGGTTGCGGCCCGTGTCATCCGGCAACAACCAGCCAGCGACATAGGTGACGACAACCTTGTCGTTGTCCCAGCTAATTGGGTCATCATCGCTCAACTGAGTAAGCAAGCCAGAGACCTTGCTCACTTCGTAATCGGCGGCAACGAGCGTGTCGCCGTCAGCAACGACCGAAGTGATCGACACTGTCGGTGCGCGAGGTAGCAGCAGTTTGCTGTATGCGCCGTTCAAGCGGAATGTTTTCACCAAAGTCTCTCGACCCAACGTCACCGTTCCATCTTCCGCGACAGCGGCCCCTACTATCCCGCAGATATCTAAGCTCACACGCTCGATAAGACTCTCGATGTAATCGTCCTCGTCCGTTGATGTAAGGCCGAGGTCGTCCTTGACCGCATCAAGCGTTGTCAGGTTTGTACTGGTGGCTGCGGTTGTGACTGTGAGCATCAATAGTCCCCGAGGTTCGCCCAGATAATCGTGATCGTGCCACTGACAAGCACAGCACCGGTCGCGGAAATGTGGGCATCGCGTTCGGCTCGCGCAAGGTCACTTTGTAAAAGCGCCGTCATGGTGCCCTCCGCTGAGAGCGTGGAAGTTGCAGTGTGGTTTTTGCTTTCATCATCCGGTTCACCGGAGCCGCGCTGATTGCTTCATCAAAGTATTCAGCCTGTCCTGCCGCGATCATGTGTTGCGCCTGCGTAGCAGGCATCGCCGTAAAGACGTGCCCTTTCGGCCAATGCTGCCACGCATATCGCAGCCTGACCGGCTTCAGCGTATTCATTTCCACACCTCGTCTGGGAGACCGTTTGTCTGAAATTTATGCGGAACTTGAAAGATCGGTTTGAGTTCGTTGCTGGGCCAAAGAATCATAAGCTCCAGGTGCCCGACAACAACCCTGTTCGCCGAGAACAGTTTCAGGCCCGCCTCATTCCACTGCTTCCAGAAGTAGATGTCGGCATCGACGCGGCCTTCGCCCCAGGTTTTATCCGGCGCAGGCTGGCTCCAGAGCCACGGCTTCGGCAGCTTGAGCAATGACGATGTCCTGATCAGCGTGAGACCGAAGTGCGCGGTCTTTAGCCGTGTAATGTCGTCTGCGAATGCTCCAGGGGGCAAACGGTCATAGCCAGAGACGCCCAACGGCATATCCATTGTGAGCATCGGCCCGTGGCTGTGCCGCGCGGATTGTATCGGCGCAAGCGCATCCACTTCTGGGCGCTCCTGCATGATTTTTATCAGCTTCTCGACGTGCGCCTGCGTGTAGACGGTGTCGTAGTCGATTGTCAGGATTGCGTCTGGCTGATCTTCTTCGATAGTCGCCGTTAGCGTCCGCTCAAGACACGCTTCCCAGTATGCACCCATGTGCCTACGGAGCTTTATGCCGGTAGAGCCGAGCGCCTCGAACGCGCAGAAGAAGTTGTCCATAAAGCCAAGACGTGGAACCGACATCACAGCAGAAACTTTGAATTTGCCGGAAACCTCGCGCTTGCGAGGCTTTGTGCCCTCAAGATTCAGGGACACGGGGAGCGCGGCGCAATCGTCTGACAATTCAGACTTCCATTTAACAATGTCGATGAGCCCGGCCAGTCGCATCGCTTCCGAGAGACACTCGTCGTCAAAGATCGCCTTGTGATGGTCGTCAGCGTCTACCTGCCCGCCCATCACATACCCCTGGACCGGGATATTGTCGCCTTTCAGGTAGTGCTCTGCGACCCACTTAAAATCCGGCACAGCAATTTTCATCGTGCCACCGGGCTTCAACTTCGACACCCAGTGCGTAAGCACTTCTACGGTCTCGCCCCCGCCGAAATGTTCCAGCACATGGCTTGCGCGGATCACATCGACGGATGCGTCCTCGTAAGGCAGCGGATAAATTTCGCTGTTGTGCGCTCTTCCGAGCGGCGTAAATCCTTCCGGCGATACGGCACCGGCACCTAGATCGAGTTTCAACATTGTTATTCCTCTGGCGGGAGGGAACAGGGGCGCGGTTTTGATGCGCGTCCCTGCTTAGGTTGTGAATTAGCCCTGAACGAGATTCAGTGCATTGGCTTTGGAAGCAGTGATCGGAGCTTGTTCGCCTCGATGGAGGTTGGCGACACCAGCAATCACCATCGTTGTCTGCGGACTGGCCTTCACTTGAAGATACCGCTTGCGGGCACGACAATCGATGTTGAACTTCCAGACGTTTTGGTTCGTCGTCGTTGTGTAGGCGTTGGTCGCGATAGTGAAGTCCGTTCCAGACACCAGCCCCGAGATATTTGCAAAGCCGGAAGTGGTGTCGCTCTCTTGGAGCGTGAGCACGGACAGCGTGTTGCTGACCACGTCGGCGGTGCTGGCAATAACGTCGATTGTGACGAAATCGTACCCCTTCGTGTCAATGGTTTCGCCGGTTGCAGTCGCGCCGTTAGTTTTCGAGATCGGAATGATCGCGATGACAGCCTTGGATTGGGGAAGCATCTTATTCTCCTTTCGACGAATATTTCGTCGATTTCTTGTTTGTGAATCTCATTGCGGTGTCATCTTCGGCGGTAGCCGCTTCGACAACAGGGTCCGCAACAGGGCCGACTTTCAGGGCGTCGTGGACTGCCTTGGCTTGCGCCGGGGAGAGATCAACACCGATCTGCTCACCAGTGCTTGAGCGAAGGACAATCCAGAAATGACCGCTGCCGACAGAGCGCACGTTCACTTCAGCCTTCATCATTCTCATCAATCACCAATGAGCGCGATGAGGGGTCCGGCGTCCGTGTTGTCGCCGAGATCATGGACATTGATGTCCACTCGTTCGGTCGCCTGAATGCCGATTTGGTCATATTCAAAGTAGCGGTCGTCCGAAGTCTTGACGCGGACGCCGCGACGCTCGCCCATGCGTGTAGACAACGACAGATCGCCGAAGAACAGCATGGCAACATCGGAAAGGTCGCCCGTGCTGGTCGGAAGCTTCTGGTCGATGACGACTTCATAGCCGAGATAGGCGCGACGCGGCTTGCCGCCCGAGAGTTCGCCGATAGTGACGCCACCAGACGCCGCCATAAGCCGCTGGAACACCAGCGCCCAAGCAGGCTGCGAGCAGTACCACTTCGCGTTGCGTTCCGCGTATTTCGGGAGCGCCGCCATCACCGTCGCGAGATCGCTCGCGTCGATTTCGGCAAACGTGTCGTGGTTTGTCGCTGCATCTTTCGCCGACGCCGTGTGCGTGCCATCGATGATTTTGACGCGACAGCCCGTAATACCGCCATAGGCGGACGATCCGGTGCCATTCCATCCGCAATCGTCTTCGAGAGACGCGAACGCATACGCCATTTCCTGCGCCAGATCGTCAGCGATGTTAATCACCGCGTCTTCCGCCAACTCCGTTGACATGCGCGACAGCGCGCCGATCTTCTTCGCCGACAGAGAGATTTGGTCCCACGACTTCTGGCTTTCGGTGATCGCCGCGTTTTCTCCGACGAAGTAAGCCGTGACGCCGCCGCTACGACGCGGAATCGTCATGCTGTCAGAGCCCATCGGCACCATGCGGCAGTTCTGCCGGAACATGCCGTACTCTTCGCGGAGATCGATGATCGCCGTCTCGAATTGCGTCGGGACAAGGAATCCGCCCGCCGTGTTCGTGCCTTCGGACTGCGCCTTCAGATGAACGCCGAGCCCGTTGTTGCGGCACCACTCAGCGGCCTGCTCGTTCTTGAACAGGGTCGCGCGGATGAACATGCCGGAGAGGTAGGCATCGTCTTCTGCGGTCGTGCCCTTGAACGCGACCAGCTTACCGTAGCGGCGCTTCGGCACCGGGTAAGTCTTGGTCTCGGTTTCGATGACGGTCTTCGCCGTCGATGCGGTCAAGGCGTTCGCCTCTTCGGCGCGCTTGATCTTCGCGTCGAAGCCTTCGATGTCCTTCTTCAAGGCGTCGTAAGCAGCTTGATCGGCTGGCGCATCGACATAACCATCCGCATTCATTTTCTCCGCGAGTGCGGCGAAACTGTCAACTTTCTCCGCACGCTTAGCGCGAAGTTCTGCGATCTTGTTCATCTGTTTACCTTGGATTGCGGTGGCCCAATGCCGCCGTTGCCGCCTGCCATGATGCAGGGATGAGGCTAAGCCTCAGCGTGCGCGTGCGCGTATAACGTCTTGATCGCGGGCGCGCTTTTCCTTTAGGCGCTGCTGACGTGCAGCGCGTTCGATGCGTTCGATGCGTTCGATAGACGCGGGGACCAAGCCCTGCTTCGCGAGAATGTCGGAGGCCCACCTAAGCAAGCGTGCATCGTCGCCGACGCCGCCGACAATATCTTCGGCCAGCTTTAAGATGCGGGCAATGTCGCCACTGCGGAGAACTTGGTCGGTCGCCCAATCGAGAAGCGGCCCAACAGGAATGCCAGCGGCCTTTCCTTCAATCAGAGCATCCGCGTTCGCCGGGACAGGGACAGCGGAAAACTCCAAAAGCTCTTGTTCCAAGAAGTCGATGCCGTTTCTGCGCTCTGGCGCATCGCTGAAGGCGTATTTTCGCGGGAGGAACCCGACGCTAGTCGCCGACAGGAAGCCTTGCTTATACATTTCGAAGACGGTGTCGTTGAACTTCGCCATGCCGAGCGGCGTAAATTCAGCTTCGGCTTTCAAGGCACCGTCCTCGATCCAGACCTTCGGTGCTTTCGCCACGGGCAGCATACGAGAGTCGTGCGCCCACAGAACCACCGGGTTCTTGCGGTACGCTTCCAGCTTCCAGCCATCGACAGAGATCGTGTCGCCCATCCGATCTACGCTCGCGGTGCTGATCTTGAACAGTATCGAGCGCGTCTCTTCCTGCGCTTTTACTTCCGCTACAAACGCGCTGCGGAGCGTTTTGTCGTACCCAGCCAAAGTAACAGGTACGTTAGAAATAGGCACTGCGCTCTGTTGTTCTGCACGGAACTCTTCGACAGAGCCGACGCGCGGCAAATCACTATTGCTCATGTGTAGCTCCATTGATATGGCCGTTTGGGCGCGCAACTTCCTCGCGCGCAACAATTTCTTGTAAAAGTGCAATAGCCGCCTTCGCGGCCTTCGGCGAAGGCTCTGTTAGCGGCGGCTCCGCTGGCGTGGTGGCTGGCGGCGGCTCCGTGCCAGCCTCAATCATATTCAACGGCTGTAAATAGATGTCGCCGTTCTCAATATGGTTGAGGTTTTCGCGCTCGCGGATGTCGTTGACCGACAGCACGCCCCAGTTGCGCGCGATGGAGTAAGCATCATAGCGGCTTTTAAGGTCGCCACGCAGCAACGCATCAGGCAAGAACTCGAAGAAATATCCCTGACTGATTTCTTTTTCACTGAGCAGCGACATTTTTAGCGTCTGTTCCCAACGAACAAGCTCTGTCATCAGGCAGTCGGTAACGTATTCTAAGGACTGTTGCTCGATGTTGCTGAACGTCGCCTTCTCAAGATCACCGACCTTATGCGCGGGCATCCTATACATGCGCCAAATTTCGCTATTCTGAAACTTACGCATCTCCAAATACTGCGCATCGTTGTTGTTCATGCCGGTCTGTTCCCAAGCCATGCCGCCATCGAGAATGGCAACGCGGTTGGCTTTTTCGGACCCCTTGTGCTGCTGCTCCCAACTTGAACGAAGAACCGCCGCAGCTTCCGCCGTTATGGTCGATGGAACTTTCAGCAAGCCGGTCGGTTGCGCGCTGTTGCCGAAAAACGACGCGCCATATTTCTGCGCCGCGATAGCGAGACCCACCGTCTCTTTGTGATAGGCAATAGGCGATAGGCCAACGATACCATCGAGCGAATTGCCGCGAAGATGAAACACCGTCTCCGATGTAAGCGTCCGCGAGTTCTTCCCATCGACACGATAAAAAAGTTCGCGCCCGTCTTCCGACAGCAGCACAGTTACTAATTCTGGATTAAGCGGCCATAGTGAAATAACTCTTCCTCGCGCGTCGAACTCTTTCAGCGCATAGGCGTTGCCACGAAGATCGACCTGCGCTTGCATAAGCTGGCGGAACTCAAACGCCGTCATGCGCGGGTTCGGGCTGCTGCGGATCAAGTCAAACAGCGGATGCTCGACTGCTCTGCGTTTACCGCCGTCCGCCGCACGCTGATATAAAAAGCACGGCAGCTTGCCTACATCTTCCGAACGAACACGGACGCAGGCCCAAACGGCGGCAAGCCGCATAGCCGAATCCACGTTCACGGCAACACCCGAAGTAGTGTCGTCACCACGAACCCAATCAATCAGCCACGACGCGGGTGCGCTGTTTGTCGTTGCCTTCCAGGGCCACTGCCACGCCATCAAGCGAGCCCCTGCCGCGCAATGATCGCGCGGCTTAGAGCTTCGCCGGGGTCTTCCTGCTTATTGAGCGCCGCGCCATACGCCATGATGGCGGCGGTGATGCCGTCGATGCGCCCGGTAGATTTCTTTTTCGTCGGCATCATGTTTTCGTTTTTGTCTTTCTCGACAGCGAGGTTGGACGCCATCCATTTCAGGATCGGATTTCCTCCGTGCTCCAGCTTCCGCGCGAACACGAGGTTCAAAAATTCCTTCGTCGGCAGGGAATATGATCGTAGGCCTTGGATAAACTCGACCACCGGCACACCTGCGCCCTGTAGTTCGATGGCAAGCTGCGTGGCCTGCCACGGATCGTAGGGGCACATCTGAATCTTATAGAGCCGGTGCCACTCCAGAATCTGGCTGGAGATCGACGCCTGATCGACAACGTCGCCGGGCGTTGCTTCAACCCAGCCCTCGCCGACCCACCGCTGGTATTGGACGCGGTCGCGGTCTTCGCGGTCCTGAATGTTTTCTGCGGGGCACCAGAACCTCGCCAGCAACTTCCAACGTTCGTTCGGACTTTGCGGCGGGAAGATCAGCGTGGCGGCGGTCAAATCGATCTTTGACGACAAGTCGAACGACGCGAAGCAGGGACGCCCGCGTAGCGCCATCTCGTCGAGCGGCGCTTCGTGGCAGTCGTTCCACCGCTCCATCGGGATGGCTTTCACCGCCGATGCAGTGCGGACATTCAGGCGTAAGCGTTTAAACGCAGCCTGCGCGGACGGGTTGCCTTTCGCCTTCGCGCACTGGCGGCGCATGTCGTCCAGCTTGACGCTAACCCCAAGGTTCGGGTTCGCCTTGATCCAGCAAGACTCGTCGTCCCAGCGATCTTCGGCGTCTATCGTCGCGATATAGGCGAAGTAAGTGTCGTCTTCGAGCGCGCCGGTCAGCACCTTTTCGGCGTATTCGCGCTCCTGCGCGTAGACCGTCTCGACCTCGTCATCGCCAGCGGTCGTGATGATCCACAGCACGGGCTGGCGGCGGGCACCCAAGGCGGTATCGAGAACGTCGAGAAGCTCTCTCGTCGAATGTTTATGCAATTCATCTACAATAATGTGGTGCGGATTGAGCCCGTCAAGCGTTCTAGCATCGGACGACAGCGGTTCGAACTTAGACGACTTCGCTTCGTGTACGATTGCTAACTTCAGTACACGGAGCTTTTTCCTTAATTCCGGCGAAGCGCGCACCATGCGGCAGGCTTCGTCGAACACGATACGCGCCTGCTCCTTGCGGGTAGCTGCGCTGTAGACTTCCGAGCCCGGCTCGTTGTCGGCGACGAGACCGACGATGCCGACGCCAGCGGCCTCCGTACTTTTTCCATTCTTACGCGCAACTTCGTGGTACGCCACGCGAAACCGGCGCGTGCCGTCCGCGCGCTGCCAGCCGTAGACGCTCCCTACACGGAACATCTGCCACGGCTCCAGCGTGAGCGTCTGCCCAGCGAACTCGCCCTTGCTGTGACGCAGCCAGGAAAACACGTTTATATAGTGCGCCGCAAAGTCTGGACGCCAGACCAGCCCTCGTGCTGGGCCGTTCTCTAGGTCGCGAAGGTGCCGGGCGCACGCGGCACGCGCCAGCGCACCGGCAATCACCTTCCCGGCAACCACGCGCCTCGCATAATCCGTAACCGGATCAGTTGAGATTTTGCGGATTGGAGTCGAGGAAGGCATCTAGGTCTCGTTCTTGTTCGGCTGGCGGGCCGGGGGTGTTCTGCGCGAGCCGGTTGCGCGCGGCAGGCGTCCCGCCGAACTCGCTGAACAGGCGCATCAGTGTCGCTTCGGCGTCGCGGCGGATTTTGATGTAGGGCGAAGCCTTGCCCTCCTCGTTCAAGTAGCCGTTGCGGTCGATTTCGGCGGTCGCGGTCTTGAACGTGACGCGGGCGGTCGCCCAAGAGCGCAGGCCGTCCTCATCGATGGCAGCGAGCGTGTCCCCCTCCATGATGCTGACGAGGTCGAGCCATTCGGCGCGCACTTCGGGCGACAAATCTGCTGGCGGCTTGCGCAGTTTCTTGGCGCGTGCCTGCGCTTTGGCCGGTTTTTCGTGCCGGTCGCGACGAAAAGTGCCATTCAGCTTATGTACGCTGGCGGGCTGTGCTTTGCGTCCTTGCGTACCTTTGTACCCAGTCATCTTGTGAATTGCCTCATTTTGCCGTTACGGATTCAAGGG